GGATAATATTTAAATTATTATTTTTTTTTTATTTTTGGGAGGATTTATTCCTCCTTTTTTAATGTTTGACTTTTTCTCAAATTCCGTCTATTATAAATACTATTAGAGAACCTAAAATAAAAAAATGAAAATAGAAGACATTCCTGAATTAGATATTGCTTGGTTGTCTGGATTATGGGAGGGAGAGGGAAGTTTTGCTGTAAGGAAAAGATGTAAAAATTATAAAACTTCTACAACACCAGGTGGGGTTGAAATGAAAATTGCTATGACAGATGAAGATGTAATTGCAAAAGTATCAGAATTGGTGGGAAAACCATATTTTATACCAAATAGAAAAACTGTAAAAGGCAAAACCGTGTATCAACTTAGTATTGGAAAAAGAGAAAATGTAATACCATTGGTTAAAAGAATTATTCCATATCTTGGTAAAAGAAGGAAAGAACAAGCAGAAAAACTTTTAGAAAATCAACTTTTATGGGAAGAGTGGTATAATAATGGGGGTAGATCTGATATGGCTAAAGTTGCTTATGGGGCAAGACTTGAAAAATATGGAACTTGTGGTGGTGGAAATCCAACAGGTATAAATCAATATAAAAAACACCAATGACCTTTATCCTCACAACCTTCATACTCTTCGGCATATTCCTTTTCATAATGTCTCTCATACAAGATATATAAAATAAACACCTAATCATGACTTACGATACAGTTTTTATTTCTGATGTGCATTTGGGAACAAACAGATGCAATATCAAAAAGTTTTTACAGTTTTTAAAACAACTTAAAACAAAAAAGTTGGTGTTAGTCGGAGACATTATTGACATTGCTTGTTTGGAGACGCATCATACGCATTGGAAAAAGGATCATACAGAAGCTCTTCATCAAATTTTAAACCTTGCCAAGAAAGGCACAGAAATCGTTTATGTTTTAGGAAATCACGAAGGGCAGATTCGTCGTTACTGTGATTTTGAACATAAGAATTTTAAAATGGTAAATGAATACACACATAAAGATTCAAAGGGAAATAAATTTCTTTGTGTGCATGGAGACAAGTATTCAGAGTATTCTTCTGGGTCTTGGAAGCAACTGATATTCAACAAGGGATATGAATTCATCACACCATTGAGTTTGTTTCTAGAAAGATTCTTTCGTTTCTCATTGGTGTATGCTCTGAAGAATACCATTCGTGGAAAGAGATACATCAATCAATATGAGACTGATATTGCTTCCTATTGTGTTCAGAGAGATAAGAAATATGATGGTGTGATTTGTGGTCACATTCATCACGCAAATATTCGTTACTTCAATAAACTTCTTTATATGTGCTGTGGAGATTGGTGTGATACCTGCTCTGCGATTGTGGAGAAGAATGGAGTTTATGCCCTTGAAAAATATAAATGATTAGTTCGGAGACACCATACAAACTAGCAGAAATTATCAGAGATACTTGGCCCGGTCTTTACATACTGATAAAAACAGATTATAATAAGGAAAAGAAACTAAATGATGAACGAATACTGGATAGTAACTGAAAATAAAACTGGAAGGATTATTGCTCACTGCGGCAACATTAATGATGCAATAATGATGGTTGGAATGGATTCGACAAATCGTTCATATAGTCGCCAAAGATTTATTTTAGATCAGGTAATTACAGTAACTTCCACAACTGATAAACAACTGCCAGGTCAGGTCGGTCTCCCTGTTGCAAAAGAAGAATTACCTTTTATAGAATTGCAGCAGCAAATATGGTTACCAGAAGGAAAACAAAAACCGATAAAAGTATGACATTAGAGACAACACTTTTAGAGCAGTTTAATTATATTTTTATCACGATAATAGAATTATTTGTGGTAATTATAACTCAAAATAAATAGAAGAAAAGAAGCAGGTCTTTATGGTTCCTCTCCATTCGCCTTCAGATTATTTGTTTCAACTACATGTTACAAATAGTGGAGAAGCGAAAAGATTATGGAGAAAACAAATTAAAGAAAGTTGGAATCATCAATGTGCATATTGCGGATCGGAAGAGAATTTAACAATCGATCATGTAATTCCTCAATCCAAAGGGGGAGCTGATTTTACAAAAAATGTAGTTTGCTGTTGCCAAGATTGTAACCAATCAAAGGGGCATGAGCACTGGAAGTTGTGGTATGTCCAGCAAGACTTTTATAATGAAGAAAAATTTAATAAAATAGAAGAATGGATGAAACCAGAACCGCCAACTAATTTATTCTCTTATCGCCCAAGAAGGAATAATGCAACTTGAATAAATATATGAAAGGCAGTAAATACTGTTTTATGTGGTAAATACCGAATGTAATAAATGTCAATTCCGATTCGGATAAAAAGGTCTGCTGTTCCTGGCAAAAGACCTACAGTAAATCAATTAGTCAGTGCAGAATTAGCTTACAACACTTATGATGGTGAGTTAACTGCAAAAAGAGAGCGTCCTGGAATCGGAACGGATATTATTCGCATCGGTGCAGGTGCAACAGTTACAAATGTTATCTATGTCACAAAAGACGGAAACGACAATAATACAGGACTCAAACTCGGAGACGCAAAAGGAACCATTGCAGGAGCAGTCGCAATCTCAACAGCAGGTTCCGTTATTAGAGTTAGTGCTGGATCTTATGTAGAAAATAATCCAATTGCACTACCAGATCAAGTCAGTATTGTTGGTGATAGTCTAAGAGAAGTCTCAGTTACTCCACAGAATCAAGGAGACCTTTTTTATGTTGGGAATGGAAACTATATTGCTGAAATGGCATTTGTAGGTTCGGCAAATACAGGTGCTATTTTTGCGTTTAATCCCAACAAACCAGTTTATAATAATCAGTCTCCTTATATTCAAAACTGCACCAACTTTATTCCGAGTAGTACTGGAATGAGAATTGATGGCAATTATTCAATTGGACCAACCAAGTCAATGGTTCTTGACTCTTATACGCAATACAATCAAGGTGGTATAGGAGTTTCAATCACAAATGAAGGATATGCTCAGTTGGTTTCACTCTTTACGATTTGTCCAGACACTGCAGTTTATTGTGGAAGTGGTGCTGCTTGCGATCTTACAAACTCTAACGCATCATTTGGCAATTATGGTCTTGTTGCTGATGGTGTTGGACCAAGAAAATATACGGGTATTGTAACAATTGCAGCAGAAGCAAATAGTGATACTTTTGTTTTAGATTTGAATGTTCCAACTTATAATGTTTCAAATGCAACTTATGATAATGTAAGTGGTGTTACGACAATTACCACTTCTACAAATCATAACTTTGTTGTTGGTATGGGAGTTACGATTGTTGGTCTTGGATTTAGTTGTCTTGGAAATCCTGAAGCGGGTATTTCAACTTATCCTAGTGGTAATAGTGGATATATTTTTGAGGTTCAATCTATTCCTGCTGCAAATCAATTTGTTGTAAATGTTGGCCCATCAACAACATCAAATCAAGTTTATGTTTCTGGGGGAACTGCAAAGATTAATGTCGTAAGACCTTTTGATGGTCAGGTTGTTTATTTTGATAACCTATATTATACAGTAAATAATGTTCGAGTCAGTTCTGGTGGAACTGGATACAATTCGAGTCCAGTTGTTACAATTTCTTCACCTTCAACTGATTGGGGAATTCTAGCAACAGCAGTCGCAGAAGTGACAAACGGAACTGTGACTGCAATTGAAATTATTTCAAGTGGAAGAGGTTATACTACAACACCAACAATTACAATTGCTGGTCCTGATGTTGGAATAAATACAGCATCAGCAACTTTGGAATTGCTTCCTACTTATTATTCTATTGTTAATTCAACTCAGATTTCTTCTGGAATTTGTACAATTACTGTAGGCGATAATGTTCCTTATGCGGTTGGTGTTGGTTCAACTGTTCCATTCTTTAAGCAAAGTAGAGTATTAGCATCTGGACATTCTTTCGAATATATTGGTTCAGGTACAAATATTAATGCTGCTCTTCCCTCTCAAGGTGGTGTCCCAATTCAAGATAATGAAATTGATATGAGAAATGGTGGTCTGGTTGTTTTTACAAGCACTGACCAATCAGGAAACTTTAGAATTGGTGATGGTGTAGTTGTGAATCAAACAACAGGAACTATTTCAGGAACATTTTACTCAAAGAGTTTATTCTCAACAATGACACCATTCATTCTAGCATTAGGAGGAGAATAAGAGAATGGCATTAGCACTTAATGTATTTAAAACCGTCACAAAAGTAGCAACAACAAATGCTGTTGGAATTTATACAGCACCAGTTGGTTATACTGGAGTTGTTCTTTTGGCACAAGCAGCAAATATTGGTGGTGGAACTCAAACTGTCTCTTTTTCTCATCAAAGAACAACTTCAGGAATTGCGGTAACTACTGAGATTTTAAAGAATTTTCCAATTTCTTCAAATGATACTGCAAATCTTCTTTCGGGAAAACTTGTTCTTGAATCTGGTGATATTCTTGTTTTATCGGCAAGTAATGCAACTGATATTAAATTTTTAGGAAGCATTCTAGAAACACTTAACTAATAAAGTATCAATCAGATGGCAAAGTACACCAGTGGCAGACAGAAAAATTTAAAGGTTGGTATTGTATCTTATAGTGAAAATCTTACTTCACTTGAGGTGATTGGAAATGTTGGTATAGGGACCACAAATGCGACATCAAAATTATGGGTCGCTGGGGATGGATACTTTACTGGTGTAATTACTGCATCAAATATTAATGTAAGTGCTGCTTCTTCTTTTGGACAACTCTATGTATCTGGAGTCACTACATTAGCAGCAACCAGTGGTATTGTCACAACTGGTGGAGATTTATATGTCGGTGGAGATTTATATGTAAGAGATGATTTAGTATTCGATGAATTTACTGCTCGTAATGCAAATATAACTGGTGTCAGTACTCTTGGTATTGCCACTGCCACAAATTTAACTTCACAGCAACTACGAGTATCAGGAATATCCACTTTAGGTATTACATCTGCTACAAACTTAACTGCACAAAGTGTTAATTCTTCAGGTATTGTAACTGGTTTTTCTTTCAGACCAAGCAGCGGTTATTATCAATCGCCAAATGGAACTAATTCTTTTTATGTTTATGATGGTACAGGAAATGTAGCATTCCAGGGAACAATTGGTGCAAGTCAAGTTAATAATGCCTCTGGATTTAAAGTTATTGGATTTGCTGGAACTGATGTTACATTTGAAAACAATGCTCGGGTTGCTGGTGTAGTCACTGCCACCACATTTAACGGTCAAGTCAACGCTGATGTTGGTACTATCACAACCTTAAGTGGTACAACAGCAACTTACGGTACTGGTAATTTTACTGCAGGAAACATAGTTACTGGTATTGTAACAACCTTAACCAGCACTAATGCCACTTTAACGAACATTAATTCTTCTGGTATCAGCACTTTAGGAGTCACCACTGCCACCGATTTAACAACTCAAAACATCAACAACTCTGGTATTACCACTACCAACTCATTAAACATTGGTGCTACACAAGTCATTAGTTCTGGCAGACAACTTCAAAACATTGCTTCACTTGATGCAACTACAACAGCGACAATTGAATCTACAATCGCTAATGCACCTAACACCTTTACTGATTTACAAGTCACTGGAATCTCAACTCTTGGAGTCACAAGTGCCACTAATCTAACAGTACAACAACTTAATATTTCTGGTATTTCTACTTTCCTTTCTGATAACTTAAAGATCAGAGACCCAGCAAATACTTTTGAATATTCTATTGTTGGTTCTGCAATTGCTGCAAATTATAATCTTACAATACCTTTAATTACTTCTAATACCGGTATTGCTGTTACTGGAGTATCTAATACTTTTACAGCAGAACAAACATTTAACTCAACACTTACTGCAAGTTCCACACTTGCATTAAATTCATCAACTACGGCAAATAATACAATTGCTACCAACTCAACAACAGGAACTTTAACATTTGGTGGAACTTCTGGTACTGGTTTAATTACTTTTGGTCGTTCTACTGCAACTCAACAAACTGATATTCAAGCAGGTGCTTCTGGTGTTGGTACAACTAAGACAATTAATTTTGGTACTGGTGGTCTTTCTGGTTCTTTTACTCAAATCAATATTGGTCCTGGACCTGCCGCTGGTGTTGGTACTGTCGCCATTAACTCTGGAACAAGACTTGGTATCGGATCTGCAACACCAACCGCAGCATTAGATATTGTTGGTGATGCAAGAGTTTCTGGTGTTGTTACGGCATCTCAATTTAGTGGTAATATTAATGCTGGTGTAGGAACAATCACCACATTAAATGGTACAACAGCAACTTATACCACTGGTAACTTAACAACCTTAAATGCCACTAACGGTAACATTAACACTGGTATCATAACAACACTATCCGGAACTAATCTTAATTATAGTGGCATAGCAACAATAGGAACTTTAGGTGTTTCTGGAGTCACAACAACCCAACATCTAATTATTACGGGTGTTTCTACACATTCTGGTATTTCTACATTCCAATCAAGTCTTTTTGGTACTCAAGCATCATTTACTGGTGTTGTTACTGCAAATAGCTTTAGACCAAGTAGTGGTTATTATCAATCAGCAAATGGTACTAATTCATTCTATGTTTATGATGGAACTGGAAACGTAGCATTTCAAGGAACGATAGGTGCAAGTCAAATCAATAATGCTTCTGGATTTAAAGCACTTGATTTTACTACAACTTCTACACCTTTTGTTAATATTACTAATGGATTGAATGTAGGTACTGGTGGAACTATACTAACCACGACAGCGACTGGTAATGTTGGCATTGGATCCACAATTCCAACTTCAAAACTTGATGTTGTAGGAGACGCAAAGGTTTCTGGTGTCGTCACAGCAACTACTTTCGTTGGCGCTCTAACTGGAATAGCAGCATCTGCAACTCAACTTGTAACACCAAGAACCTTTGAAATTACTGGAGATATAGTTGCTTCACCAATCAGTTTTGATGGCACTGGTAATGTATCATTAGCAGCAACCATTCAACCAAATAGTGTTGGACTAGGCACGGACACTTTTGGTGATTATGTAAAGGATATTAGTGGGACAGCAAATCAAATCACAGTTACTGGCGGCACTGGTGAAAGTTCAACCCCAGTATTAAGTCTTCCAAATAATCTAGTTCTTCCTCAAGATGTAACAGTCACAAGAGACCTACATGTTAATCGTAACTTAAATGTGACTGGTAACATTACGATTGGTGGAACAACAGCATTTGTTAATGTTCAAGAATTAGTTGTAACTGACCCAGACATTGTTCTTGGTTTTAGAACTGATGCATTTGGTAATGATATTTCTAATGACAATACTGCAAATCATGGTGGTGTTGCTGTTGCATCTACTGAAGGGTCACCATTAGTTAATTTGTTTATTGCTGGTATTGAAACCAATCCTGCCACATATAAGAAAATTATGTGGTTCAAGGAAGGTACTTTCTCTGGACTTGGAACTGATGCTTGGTTGAGTAATTATGCTATTGGTATTGGAAGCACTCAATTCCCAACAGGAACAAGACTTGCTGCAGGTTCAGTTCAATTTACAGAAAGAGACTTAGCAGTTGTTAGAAACATTAATGCAAGTGGTGTTATAACAGCAACTAATGGGTTTGTAGGCACTGCCACATCAACGACAAATATTCCAAATCTTACTGGTGATGTAACCTCTAATAATACTGTAACTACATTAGCAACTGTTAATAGCAATGTAGGAACTTATGGTGATGCAGGAGCAATTCCATCAATTACTGTTAATGCAAAAGGACTAGTAACTGGTGTAACAACTGTTGCTCCAAATAATGGACAACTTTCTCTTGCTGTTTCTGGAA